AGGTCGCCGTGGGCAGGATCCGGAACGGACCGCCCCTTAACGGGTTTCACAAACATTTATTTTTCCAGGCAGGTTTCAGGGAAAGGTTAATTCGGTGTGATGCTCAATACGCCCGTCTGGCCCGTCTGGCCCGTCTCCCGGGTTGATAAAATCAACATCGATACTGAGCGTTTTCAGGTCGTCCAGGGCGTTAAGATCGTTCTGCTGCCGCGTGTCTTCCTCTGTAATTTCGTACTTCACAGTAAAATCAAACTGGTAATAAAGCTCGAACCGGTTCATATCCAGCAGCATGCCGCCGGCATAAACAATCTCGTGGGCATCTGGATCCGGCTCCCACCCGAGCAACGCCTTCCACACTTCGGCCCGAACATCGTGGACAGCATCAAAGGATGCCCACTGCCCCTTTTCGTCGCGCTCATTACTCAGCACCACGATAACGGAAAAGCCTTCGGTTAGATCCTGCCAGTAATCGGTCCGGGCCTTCTGTTCACCGGTTGCGTCCTCTGCCGGCACAACGTATGCCGCCGGCAGTCTGAGCTTCCCGGCGTCAGGAATTGCCTTAAACTGCGCGGCACCACCCACGCGATTTTCAAAGCGCAGGCATCGGACGCGCAGTGCGGCCACAATCGGCGTCAGTTTCATTATTTTTTCCTTTTTTGCGGGCGAAGGGCTTTACGCAGCTCGCCAGACAAGATGTACCGCGTCCAGCTACGACGGCGTTCCAGTACCTCAACCATATAGTTATTACGCGGGGCAACACGCCAGCCACTGCCGCCGGACGCGCCGCGGTGGTGCCCTTTTTTACGCTTAGCCCCACGGCGCACGCCATAGAACAGAAACGCAGGATAAAACGCTCCATTTATATGGCGGTTCCCTTCCCCGTTCTTCTGGTTAGGTGCAATCTTCACCATCAATCCGGCGCGGCGCTTTGATGCCCGTGGAACGTAATAGCCAATTGAGCGGGCCAGCTTGCCCGTGCGGTAAGCCGGGTTTTCTCCCGGAGCAGAGCGACCGCGGCGCATCACCAACCGCCGCGCGTCTCGCATATGCACCTGACCAATTTTCACAAATGCCCGACGCATCCTGGCCCGGTTAAATACCAGTTCATCAGGTTGTTCAAAATCAACGTGTAAAAATGCTTTCCGCGGCATAGCCCGGCCCTCGATCCGCACGCAATTCTTCGCACTCCAGCAGCAAATAACGGCGCTTGCTGTTCAGGTCACGAACACGCTTAACGCGGAACACCTGGCCGTCCTGGACAACCTCATGATCGGCAGTAATGCCACGCCTGAAACGGATTGTGAAATAGTGCGTTACCGTATTTTCGGTCTGCACTGAACCCTGATATGCCGTTGCGCTGGTTTGCGCTACCTTCGCCCAGGTATTGAAGGAGTCCGGATAAAACGCCTCGACACCAAAATCATCAGCAGGCTCATCCTGCCGCTGTCGGATAGTCACGCGTTTATCAAGTTCGCCCGGATCGGGTAGCAGGTAAGTTGCGCTGGTCTGGCTCTGTCTGAGTTTCATAATGGAATGTACCTGTAAGGACCTACCAACCAGTTGAAGCTAAGCGGCAGCTCAAGCTTTTCCACCTCAGACACCGTTGAGCGGTTTTCGTATAAGTGGGTAACCAGCAGCAGCATCCCCATTTTTATATCGTCAGGCAGGTGCAGGCCATCAGCATCGGACTCCGGAATATTTTCATCAGGCCCATACAGTTTTCGGTTCAGGAACGTTTCTGTCCGGGTTTGTACCGCCCTGGCCAGCAAATCCAGCAACGCATCTTCATCGGTAAAATCGGCATCCAGCCGGAGCTGTCCTTTGATTTCTTCAGGCGTCAGCAACATAAATCCTCCGGTGCCCGCCGGATGACGGGCACAAAAAAACCGCTAACGCGGCATGAATGTTATTTGCTGGTCCAGCAGTCAGCTGCTGGCGCTGCCCTTGCCCACCAGCGCCTTGATTGCAGAGGTATCTTCAAGAATGCAGTCAAAGCGGTGGAATGCCAGGAAGCCGGTCTGGTCGAACTCGGCGTAACGTTCAACCAGGCGTTTCAGGATCATGTACTGCACGCGGCGGATAATGAAACGGTTAAAATCACCACAGAACATGAATTTTTTACCGGCGCCGATATCGTCGATCTCCTGGTCGATAATATACGGCACATTCAGAACGGAGGCTGGAGCCACGCCGACAATATCCGGCAGCCAGAGCGGGCGCCCCTGCCCGTCTTCCATTCCGCTGATAAGTTTCAGCGTATTATCGTTAAAGGCCAGACGGAACTTTGGCCCGCGGCGGTAAGCCGGATCAATGCTGTGTTTCAGCGACAAAATTTCCTGCCACTTCACCGCTGATGCAGAGGCAGTCGCGGTAGTGCCAGTGACAGATGCTGCCAGGCCTTGCGGCTGCTTCGGTGTGCCGGTTCCGGTCCCCTGAATCAGATAGCGAGCTTCGCCGCGACCGATGCGCTCCGCAATGCGGCGGGAGAGATACGCCTCCATATCAATGGCGCTGTCCTGCAGCAGCTCGTTAGACACGCGAATGATTTTGGAGGTCATTTTTAACGCGCCCAGGCTGTCCATACCAAAATCGGTATCTTCTTCCCCCGCCTCTTCATTTTCCCCCAGGAGTACCCCCACCTCGTTGGTACCGTCAGCCGTGGCCCACTCCATAGTTCGCCCGTCTGAAGTCGTCAGAATTTGCGCCACCCCGGCAATACCGCCGTAAGCTTTCATCTGCTCGACAACCTTCGCCAGGAAGGTATCCGGCACGGTATAGCCGCCTTTTTCATCCGGCGCCACACCCTGCGCGCGCAGCTCACGCAGTGCTTTGCGCTCTTCAGCGGTCAGTTCGCTGGCGCCGTGGCGCATCCATTTATCAAAAATATGGCCGCGCTGCTCTTCAGGCTGAGTGCCTTCTTTGCCTTCCATTTGCTGGCGCTGCTCTTCCTGCTGGTCATCAACATAGGTCTGATCCTGGCGGCGAAGCTCTTCTTCACGGGCAATACGCTCGTCCAGCGCCTCCAGTTCGCCTTTCGCTTTATTCCATTCGGTACGCTGCTCTTCGGTCCATGCGTTATCGCCAATCTTTTCATTCAGCGCGCGCATATCGGTCGCGATAGTGTTACGTTTTTGCTTCAGTTCGTGCAGTTTCATCGTTTTTCCTTACGCATTAAGAAGGGTCAGCAGGCGCTCACGCGCCATTCGTTGGTTAATGGCGTTCTTTAGCGCGCCGCTGTCTCGCGCTTCCTGCCAGGCTTTCATGGATCGGACACCGGAATCAGCCTCCTGATAAGCCGGATATGTCACCGGACTTACATCGTAGAGGCGTGAAAATTTCGTTATTTCACGGATAACAATCCCCTCTTCGTCTTCGTACCAATGCTCACCATTCCGGGCGACATTAAAGGCAAACGAAGACTGGTTGATATCGCCGCGTATCATCGGCGCGATAACCAGATCCCGAATAGTTTGGGTATCCGGAGCCGTGATGTTGTACTGCAATCCGCGCTCATCCACGCTGAGCGCCAGGGTGCCTGAGGTACTACGGCCCAGGATAAAATTCGGGTCATGGTTAAAGAGGCCGCGAACATCATTGGTCAGCACGTCATCAAATGCGCCGGGTTTGATTATTTCGCGAAACCCCCATAGCGGTTCCGAACGGGAGTTAAACACAGAGCCATAGCCAATAATTCGCGTAGGCTGATCGCTTTGTTGTTCTGCCCGAACCTCACCGCTGTAGCATCGCAGCTCGCGATCACTCATCGGTTTTGTCCTCTTTTTTTGTCACGTTTTTATCCGGATTAGCGGCATTGACGCTAACCAGCATTTCATCAAGGCCGTCTTTCGGGTTCATATCTTCAAAGGCCCGCGCCTCGTTTCGACTCATCCAGCCGTCAGTGATGGCGTAATGATAAAACTCAGCACGCTCTTTCCCGGTACCGCGGAGCAGGCCAGCGAGGTTAAAGCGAACGTAATAACCCGCCTGCCGTTCCACCCGCGTAAACAATCGGCGATTAAGCTCCTGCTCCCAGTTCGTCACCCAGGGCATCATCGTGTAGCGCACAAACTGAATGGCCTGCTCTGAAATATTTGAGAAGGTGGCTTTATCCAGATCGTTAATCATGTGGGCGGGAACGTTGAAGATGCCCGCTATCATTGAGCGGTTCAGTTTCATCATGTCGATTATCTGCGCATCGACCGGTGAAACCGTCAGGGCCTGGTAATCGAGCTGCGCAGGCAGCAGCATAGTTTTATTTTCCTGCTGCCGGAGTGCCGCAGTGGCTTTTTGCCATTGCTTTTTTAGCCTGTCCCAACTGTTATCGTTAAGTTCATTTTTGACAGAGACAATCCCGGCGGGCCGGGCGTTTCCATTGAAGAAACTGGAGGTATATTTCTGCCCGCTCATGCCCATACCTATTGTTTCGGCATGCTGCATAATCGGGCTTAGCCCCATTTTCTGATCGTTGCCCAGGGCGCACAGGTGGATCATGTCATCCGGACTAATCGCAAAGCTGCCGGCATCGTTATAAACCCCGTAGGTATACCGGCCGCCTGTATTTAACAGCGTGGTTTCCCAGGGCATGCAGGCATCCAGCCGGGTAACCTCTCCCCGACGGCTACGGATAACCCGCGTGTAGCCATTCCCCCAGCCGAGCACATGGCGCTGTTTTAGCTCGCGCCATTTATAGCTGGTCTGCCACTCGTTGGGCTCATCATGCACCAGGTAGAAAACGGGATGATCACGGGCTGCTGACACCTTTTTCCCTTCACGCCGCATAACATGCAGGGGCATTTGTGCAACGCTGGAAGAGATAACGTAAATACAGGAGTAAACTGCCGCCAGTTTCATCGCTGTTTTGGGATTAACCAGCACATCGCTTTGAAAAATAACGTCGTTTTCAGCTGACTCAACCGTCAACGGCACAGCCGGATTTTCCAGCGAATGACTTCTGAAAAGGGCATTAAAAAACATGTTTTGTCCTCCATGCCGCGAATAAAGCCCAGACCAGCAGCCCTGAGCCTCCGGACATCAGCGCAACAGCGGTGCCATACCTCAGATAAATACCGGCCACCAGCGCGCCAAAGCCTGCCAGCCCGGCAACATCGATAATAAGTGATTTCACAGGATTAACAGGTCCTCATCAGGATCCAGATTAGAAAGGAAGTCTTTCGGTTCATTCAGCATCGCGCGACCAACAGCCATCATCAGCCCCACCGCACCATCGATTTTGTTTTCGGCGCCCTCCTTCACCGGACGGACAATATCGTCACTGCCAGGAGGATTACGGCCAACCACATTTGAAATACACCAGGAAAGGATCGCGTTTCCGTCATGATGAAAACGACCAGCCGCCATCGCCGCTTCAATCTCGCGCATCGGATCGCTCATGTTGGTGTAGTTCTGCGTGATAGTGACAGGCTCCAGCCCCTCATCCATCAGCAAATGAGAGACAGATGTGGCGCCGTAGGGGTCGACAGGGCATGACGCTATTTTTATGGTTTCCCGGAGCTTCAGAATCGACTCAAAAATCAGCCGATAATCCACCTCCGCGCCATCAGTGGGTATTAACAAGCCCTGATTAACGAAGGTTTGATAACGACTGGCGGTACTTTTAAGTGCCGGTTCAGTGGAAAAAACCGTTTCTTCCGGTACCCAGAACATCGGGCCAACACAATAAAAATGTTTCAGCCCGTTTATTTCACGACAAAAGACCGGAATAACGGCGTTTAGGTCCAGCTTTGACGCAAGGTCAATGCCCAGATAGCATTCATCCCCGGCAAAATCCTCAAGCTTTAGCGACTTATCCGCTGCAGCAAACCATTTCTGCAGGTTGTAATACGCCGCTTTAGCACTCACCCATTTATTGAAGTGCTTTGTCAGAATTTTGTTGGTCTGGCTCGGCGTGGAGATGGCAAGCAGTTGTTTCGCGCGAAGGAACCCTTCGTTTATCGAAACACCATAGTTAGGGTTGGCCTTAATCAGCGCTTCCGGCTGCGTCCAGTCGTCACCATCATCAAGGGTGAAGATAATCCCGAATATATGGTCATTTTCCTCACCCTCGCGAATACGCCCAAGAATTTCCACGACCTGTGAGCGCTTTTCGTAGCAGGGAGATGAAATGTCAAAGCCTGCAGTCGTGATGATGAGCGTCATGGGTTGCTCGCGAGCCCCCATGCCTGTCGTCATCGTGGTATAGAGCGCATCGGTAGAATGCTCGTGGTACTCATCAATGATTGCGCAGGATGGAGAATCGCCATCGCCGGGATCGCCGATAACCGGGGCAAACACGGAACCATCAGGGCGGGTCATTTTTTTGGCCCACGGCTTTATCGAAAACTTATGCCGCAGTGCCGGCAGCTTTTTCACCATCTGCAAGGCAGGAGAAAAAACTTTCCAGGCTTGTTTCTCGGTCGTGGCACCGCAGTACACCTCTGCGCCATGCTCGCCGTCAGCGCAAAACATGTAATTACCCACGGCGGCCGCAATGGCAGACTTACCGTTTTTCCTCGGCACCTCGATATAAATTTCAGTAAACCGGCGGAGGCCGTTATCTTTCCTTACCCAGCCGAACGGGACGCCAAGAGAAAATTTCTGCCACGGCTCGAACGTGATCCGCAACTTCCGGCGAGCCCATTCGCCAGCGGTATGCGGCATCTTTTGAGAAAAACGTAAAAAGCGCTCGGCCTTGCTTTTGTCAAACCGGTACGGCCACTTAGGGTCTTTTGCCCTGTCCAGGTCATCCAGATGACGCTGGCAAGCCTGCTTCGCTAACTGACACGCCAGAATTTTCCCACTCACGACTTCGCGCGCGTACTGGTTCGCTGCGTTGACATTGGGGTAAGTAGCCATTAGACAAACTCATCAAATTCATTCCCTTCATCGTACGGGTCGTTTCCGCCGCTGGTCATGCGAATGCGGCTTAATGGATCCAGGCCCAGGAGGGAACCCAGGCGGGCAATCTGGGAAACAGAATCATTTCTGACGTTAACGGCAGGATGTTTTTTATCTCCGCCCATTTCACTGGATACCGTTAACCCGTCCTTTGCGATAACTTTTTCGGCTTCGATCATCAGGTGAAACGCGTTGCAATAGGCCATGAGGATCGGCGCGTCCTCAAGCTCAAAAATACCGCGGTCGATTAAAATTTTGCTTTGCGTTTTCCAGAGTTTAATTGCAACATCACCCATCAACTCCGGCGGTGGCGCAATCCTCGCCATCTTGCTTTTTTGTCCAGCGGGCAAATGCGGTTTACGTCCCCCACCTGAAGAACGAACAATTCCACCCATAAATACCCTCTGTTCAATAGGCCAAACCTTCCGGGAAAAAGTTTCTTATTTTTGGCGTGTAAAAATTCAACGGGGCGGGCAGTCCGGAAGGGCAAAGGCGCCAGAGATTTACCCTCCCCCCCGCCTGCCTGACAGCCTCTCTCGCGCCGTCTTCACCCGGTGGCATGGGGTGCACAGGCTTTCAAGGTTGTCGTCGCTGTCGCTGCCACCGTTCGCTTTAGCGACTATGTGGTCAACGGCGGTTGCTTCGGTTATCGCCCCGCGCCGTAGGCAGTTCTGGCACAACCCCTTATCCCTTTTCAGAATGCGAAGCCGTGCCTTGTCCCACCAGGTACCGTAACCGCGCTGGTGTCGTGTCTGACCTGGCTTGTATTGCTTCCAGCCATCCCCTTTGTGCTCGTCACAAAATCCGCTACGGTCGATTGTGGTGTTTTTGCAGCCTCGCTTTCTGCAGGCTTTTGGCGTTCTCGGCGGCATGGCTACTTCCTCCTGAATGCATAGCTGCCGATACCGTCCCGGCCCAACATGCTCTCGCAACGATTGTGCTCCACCATCCGGAACCCTTGTTCCGCGAACCACCGTACAATCCCGTCGTGCGTCCAGTACCAGATATGCTCGTCTTTGCGGTAGTGGCGTGACGCGAGAATGTGCTCAGCGCCTTCAAAGATGG